TTTGATTTTGTAAATTCGATTAATACTACTAAAGTGGATTTAATTTCCACATCTGATAATCCAGAATTAATGGAAAAGGAATATAATCCTTATATAACAAATAAAGCTTTATCATATTTCGTAGATACTATTTCATTAGCAAATGAAATGAATATTTGTTATGATATTGATCATAAATATCAATATGATTTCTTACGATCAACTGTACGCAAACGTAAGAGAATTTCAAAATGGTATAAACCAAGGAATGATGATGATATTAATGCAATTATTGAATATTATGGATATTCTATTAATAAAGCAAAAGATGCAATCAAAATTCTATCAAAAGAACAAATTGAACAAATAAAAATTAACTTGACAAAAGGTGGAGTGAAAAAATGACAACAGACTTATCTCATATGATTGAAGTTCTTCTAGAAAAAGAAGATGATTTTCTAAAAGTAAAAGAAACCCTAACACGAATTGGTGTTGCATCTCGTAAGGATCATAAATTATATCAATCTTGTCATATTCTACATAAACAAGGTCGATATTTCATTGTTCATTTCAAAGAACTATTTGCATTGGATGGTAAGCCCTCTGATTTTTATGAAAATGTGGATGATATTGCTCGTCGAAATACGATTGCAAATCTATTAGAACAATGGAACCTATTGACTCTAGTTGACGGATCAAAATCTTCTCAACCCGTCGCCGATATGAGTAAAATTAAGATTCTACCATTCAAAGAAAAAGATGAATGGGAACTAGTGTCAAAGTATACCATTGGAAAGAAGGGGAGTTAATCTCCCCAACTTTTTTTCGTATGATGCATTTTTTTGGTTGACAAAAATGCATCATGATATTATATTAATCATAGTAACTTGTGATTTAAAAAAAGGAGAATTGATTATGAAAATTCGTAAAGTAATGATTGTAGGTTTACTAGCCTTTTCACTTTCTGGTTGTATTCAGACTGTGGGAACAATGGCTGGTGGTCTAGCAGGTGGAGCCGCGGGAGCATATGGCGGCTCAATGATTGGTAATGGTCTAGGCAAGACTATTGCAACTGCTGGTGGCGCTCTAGGTGGTGCTCTAATTGGTGGATTTCTAGGAAATTCACTAACTTTGCCATATACTAATTCTGATCGAATTGATCAGAATGCATATGGAATTGATCAAAACGGTCGTCGTATTGATCGAATGGGCAATAGTCAAGGCAATGGCAATATGTATGTCATGCCTAATAATGCTCCACAAGCACGATATAATTGTCGAATTCAAAACAATTATGTTGTTTGTAACGACTAAATAAAAGTTGTTAAAGGATATTAATATCTTATAACAAAAAAGTTTGTTCTGCCCGATTGGGAGGACGTTTACACCTTGCTACTTAATAGGAGGAATATATGACACTTTCAAAGAATATCGCACCTTTTTTCGTTGGTTTTGATCGTTTATTTGATCAGATTGATGGATTCACTAAATCATTGCCAACTGGATTTCCCCCTTACAATATTTGTAAGAAAAATGACAATACATATGTCGTAGAATTAGCTGTTGCTGGTTTTGCAAAATCTGATATTGAAATTGAATTGGATGGAGATATTTTACGTATTTCAGGTAAAACTTCCGATGATAATGAGAATTATTTATATAAAGGAATTTCTAATCGTGCCTTCTCTCGTGTTTTCAATATTGCGGAAACGGTTGAAGTAAAAGATGCTACTATGGTAAATGGTATGCTAAAAGTATTTTTGGAAAATATTGTTCCAGAGAATAAAACTCCGAAAAAGATTAAAATCGAGGATGGATCATGAAAGAGTGGATTAAGAAAACATTCTTTCAGACTTGGGAAGAACGATATCTTTCCCAAGCAACGGATCATTCAGATTTAGAACGTCGTTTGAAATGTTTAGATCGGAATGAACGTAAAGAATCTATGTTTGTAAATTGCTATTACGGAGGATAAAATGGCTGAAACATTGTTTTTCATTGGATATATATCCATTCTTGCCCTAATAGGTTTAGGAGTCATTGTATCATACAGTTTCAGTAAGAAATAGCATTGACATATTGAATACCTATGTTAGAATAGAGGAGTAGAAATACTCCTCTATTTCTTTTTATGAAAGGAAACTAATGAAATTTTATACAAATATCGATAGACACGGATCTTTTATTCTATATCGTGGATATAAAAATAATCAACCTATTCAAGAAAAAATTAGATTTGAACCAACATTTTGGATTCCATCTCCTAAAGGAGATAAGAAGTCAATGGATGGTCGATTAGTTGCACCTGTAGTACAGGAATCCATGGGTATTGCAAAAGATTTCATTGATCGCTATAAAGACGTATCTAATTTTCAAATTTATGGTACTACGAATTATGTTCATCAATTCATTAATCAAGAATTTCCACATACAATCAAATTTGATCCTAAAAGAATTTGTATTCGATATATTGATATCGAAGTTGGTTCTCCTGACGGATTTCCAGAACCAAATTCTGCAAATTATGAAATTAATGCTATAACTATTAAAGATAGTAATAAAAATCAATATCATACTTGGGGATTACATCCTGTGGATGTTTCAGTAATGGATAAGCCTGTATTATATCGACATTGTAAAAATGAATTTGATCTATTAGCAGATTTCTTAGAATATTGGGCAGATCATTATCCAGATATCATTTCTGGATGGTATTCTGAACTATTTGATTTGCCATATCTAATCAATCGAATGAGAAAAGTTATTGGAGAAGAGGCAACTGTTCGTTTGTCTCCATGGAAAAAGATTTATGATGATCATTTAGAATTGAATGGTATTATTAAACATCGTTATAATATTATTGGTATTACTCAATTAGATTATATTGATTTATTTAAAAAATTCACTCTCAATACTTTAGGGCAACAAGATTCATATAAACTTAACAATATTGCCCATGTCGTTTTGAATGAAAAGAAAATTGATTATAGTGAATATGAAAATCTTCATACTTTATATCAAAGTAATTATCAAAAATATATTGAGTATAATATTCATGATGTTACATTGGTTGAAAAATTGGATGAAAAATTAGGATTAATGGATTTGGTATTCACTCTAGCATATAAAGCAAAATCAACATTAAAGGAAACATTAGGGACAGTAGGAATTTGGGATGCATTTTTATATAATGAATTCTTAAAAAGAGGAGTGGTAGTTCCATTTTCATTATATCAATCATATCGTAATATCGAAGGTGGATATGTAAAGGATCCTCACTTAGGTCTTCATAAATGGGTAGTATCAGTAGATTTGAATTCACTATATCCTAATCTAATCATTCAATATAATATGAGCCCAGAGACTACTATTCCTAAAATTAATCATACTACTGTAGAAGAAATATTAAAGATTCTTATCAATGGAACTAGTTTAGTATCTAGTTCTAATCATATTATGACTGCAACTGGTCAATGTTTTCGAAAAGATATTCAAGGAATTATTCCAGAAATTGTTGAAAGTCTATATGATGAACGTGTAATCATTAAAAATCAAATGATTGAAAAGAAAAAAGAAAAAGAATTGAATAAGAGTGATCTCATTGACAAAGAAATTTCAATCTTTAATACAATGCAGATGGCAATTAAGATTCTTTTGAATAGTTTATATGGTGCCATGGCAAATAAGTATTTCCGTTTCTTCAATGCTGACGTGGCAGAAGCTATTACTGTCACAGGTCAGTTAACTACTCAGTGGGCAGCATATACTATTAACAAATATCTAAATAAAGTATTGAAGACTAATGATATTGATTATGTTATTGCATGTGATACTGATTCTGTTTACTTCACCTTAGATAAATTAGTTCAAGCTGTATTTCCTGATGATGCAGAAACACAGAAGATTGTTGATTTCTGTGATAAGGTTACAGAAAGAATTGAAAATGAACTTGAAAAAGCATTCATCCAATTACAGTATACAATGAATGCAAATAAGAATAAAATGGTCATGAAAAGAGAAATTATTGCCGATAAAGCCGTTTGGACAGCCAAAAAACGATATATTGCCCACGTTCTAGATAGTGAAGGTGTTCGATATAAAGAACCTGTGCTCAAAATTGTCGGAATTGAAGCCGTCCGTTCCTCAACTCCTGCAATCTGCCGCGAATGGATTGAAGAATTATTTAAGCTTATGATGAAATCCGATCAAAAAACCATTCAAAAACAAATAGTTGAATATAGAAATAAATTCAATGAGTTAGCACCTGAGGATGTGGCATTTCCTAGAGGTGTTAGTGATTTGTCAAAATATCGTTCAAGTAGTGGATCATATACAAAGGGAACACCTATTCATGTAAGAGCTGCATTATTATATAATGAGTTGATTAAGAATAATAAGTTAGTATATGAAGAGATTAAGGATGGGGAGAAAATGAAATTCATGTATATGGTAGTTCCTAATCCTATACAGGAAAACGTATTTGGCTTTGCAACAGTATTTCCTAAAGAAACGGGATTACAAAAATACATTGATTTTGAAACACAATTTCAAAAAGCGTTCATTGATCCTATATTGCCAGTAATTAATGCAATGGGATGGACAATTGAAGAACAAAATACATTGGAGAATTTCTTTGGTTAATAAAATAAATCCATTTTTAATAAATCCTAATGATGAAAAAAGAAAAGAAAATGACTATTATCCTACTCCTCCTATTGCTACTGAAGCCCTTTTATATTATTTCAAAGATATAATTCCTAAGAGGATATGGGAACCATGTGCTGGTAGAGGTTGGATTTCATCTATTTTAAAACAACATCATTATGAGGTAATTTCAACAGAATTATTTGAATATTCTAATCCATTAGTTAATGATATAGAGTTTGGTAAAGATTATTTTGAAACAAATATTCCAGATAATTGTAATGGAATAATAACTAATCCACCATATGCTAATAATTTTGCAGAATTATTAATAGAACGATCAATGAAAGAAGTGAAATTTCTAGCAATCCTACAACGATTGTTTTTTCTAGAAAGTTCTAAAAGATATTCATTATTAAGTAAGACTAGACCCGATGTTTTAGTTTTCTCCTCGCGTATTAATTTTGATGAAGAAAAATTTGATGATCCTAATTTCAAAAAACAGATAGGTGGAATGTTAGCATTTTCATGGTTTGTATGGCATGAAAATTGTGATGGTAGAATTCAATGGGTCGATCCAACATATAACTTTATAAATCAAAATACATTGGAGGGTTTTTTCGAATGACTGACTGGGTAAGTGATTTCGGCTTTAGTGCCGTCGATGAAGAGACTTATAAGAAACGAGTAATAGACGAAGATTCTTCTATTAAGAAACCTATCGTAGCTGAGAAGGAAGACTTGTCGGCTTTAGAAACTCGTATTGAAAAGAAACTAGATAGTCTTAAAAATCTAGAAAAAAAGGTTGACAAACTCTTATCATTGATTTATGATAATGAGAATGTAGTGGAAGAACGTAAACAATATGCAGATGTTTTAGCTAATAAGAAAGTTAAAGCATT